AAGTTCGCTATTAAGCCCTAATAGTTTTAAGTAGTATATTTGTCCGGATATTTCTTTTTTGGCAGCAATAGGAAGTTTGAGTTGCATGATAACATACTCTTTTATTAAACGAGCAACCTTATCGCATAACTCATAATTAGGAGCAACCACCCACCCTCTAGTATTGGGGGTTAATAAATAAGGCAATGCCTCAGATGCTGCAGAAAATGACTTTCCTGATCTACGACCTTGGATATTTACTCTAAAACGAGCAGTAGATTCATGTACATCTATTTGATTTTGTGTAGGAACATAATCAACAAGATTCCAGAGCTTCTTTTTATTCAGTATCTTTTTTAGCATTGCTTATAGGGTTATCGTCATAGCCACATTCTTTCAAGATTGCTTCCAAGTTACCACTGAAATCTACTTCTTGTTTTTCTGACTGTCCTAAATACTGCTTTCCTAAAAAAATTAGCAATGCAGTGTTCCCTAATGATGCGTGTTTCCATTGCAACTGACGAAGTTTGATTTTCATCTGTTCTTTACCTGATGCAAGTTCGGACTTATATTTTTTTCTTATCGTTGATTCGTCACAACCAAAGAATTTAGCAATTTCTACAGTGCTACATCCAAAACTTGATAGCAACTCTACTTGATGCGAATCGATTTTTAAAATTTTTGGCATTTATTTTCTCTTTCTAGCAGTTTTTGCTGCTTTTCTGAATGCGGAGGCAGATGGTGCATACTTACTTTTTTTACTTCGCATTCTTTCTACTTTTTTAGCACCACTAGCTTTTTGTTTTTTAATTCTTTTTCTTTTGGCATGAATATTTGCGTATAACCCTCTTTTAGCCATTACTTGTGCCTCTTCTGTATTTTAAAATTAGCATATAAAGAAGCACCTTTATGTTTTTTCAATTTACCACTATGTTTCATTAAGGTGAATTTCCCACCTTTCTTTTTCATGAAATGATAGCCTCTTGGAGCTTTGACTTTCATTAATATCTCTTACCCTTTTTCTTTTTCTTTTTTTTCTTTCCTTTATTGTAAGGCATAATCCCCCCTGATCTGTTGATGTGTTCATCTAATGATATTTTAGACTACAAATACTCTTCACACTTCATTAATGCTCTTCTCCAATAAGTCTTAGCACTACTAACTGAAATATCAAGTCCCTGGGCAATATGGGGGAATGTCATCAAATTAAGCCTCAGCTTAAATACTTGTCTTTCTCTTTCTGAGAATGTATCGTAGGCCTCATGGGCTTTAAGTTGCCACTTACGATCCTCCGGATCTATAAGACCAGTCTCAAAGATGTGCAACTTCTTAACAAATTCACTACGCAGATCTCTACTGTCAGTAAGTCTCTGAGTATCCTTGTCTGTAAGCATCTCCCAGTCACTCATGTGTAACAACTTTCTTTACAAGCATACTGAAAATACTAAGAGTCAGATACGCCCCCCCGCCGAGTGTTTCCTTGGGTGTTGGGGGGTGTGTGGGGCTTGGATTATACATAATATATATTATATGTAAAAGTTTCAGAGGAAGTCAAGCACAATTAAGATCCTGGCAGTCAAAGTGGCAGAGGTTGGGGGGTTATTTCCGCTTTCTCCCCTTTTTGTTCATTTGGACACTAAAAAAGGTTCATATAAATAAATTCCAGGTTGCAGTTGTAAAAAGATTTATTACTATATATATTATAGAAGATTGGAATTAATTAAGATTCCATTAAATAAGGTAGGTTAAAATGAATAATAAAAATGAGTATGATAAAGCAGTAAAAAGGTATGTAAATAAAAAGATGTGGCAGATAATAAACTTTCTAGTATTTCCGGGAGGTGCTTTATTGTTGAACTATATCCTAACAACTGGCCGAACTGAATTAGATTTTATGGGTGCTTTCTTAAGCACTTTAATTTGTTTCTTTATGGCCGGGTTTTATTTTGACATAATAAGAAAGGATGTGTAATAATGAGCGAGACATATAATAAAATGATTGAGGAATTAAGCAAACAATATGAGGCCGAAAAATATCTCGATGAGTGTTCAGTAACTTATTATAAAAATACTGACATTTGTTCTGATTGTGGTTCTTTAGATGTTGAATTTGATTATGAGATAAAATACGAGAAAGGAGGCAGTAAGGTTGAAGACTATTATTGTTTAGATTGTAAATCAACCGATGAATTGATTTCTTATTCTTCTTGTATGGACTCTTTATCTGAGCATATAAATGAGGTCTTAAAAAATGATGAGTTCGGGAGGGTTCGTTTTAATGGGTTGGCTTCTGATAGGTGCTATAAGGATGATATTAATCAACAAAATAAAACACTTAATAAGGCCTATTCTATCATCGAAAATAGAAGAGAATACAAGGCAACAGAGGAACAAGCGAACCAATTAAAAGCCTCTATAGTTTTTGTCTTTGAAGAGTTAGAAGACAAACTAAAAAAAATATGTCCCTCAAAATGCGAAAACCTAGACTATATAGAAGAGGTTATTTGTGGAGAGGTTGAGCATTGGGGGTGCAAATCATGTTCTAGGGGTTATAATATACCTATTGAGATAGTAAGGGATTTTAAAGAAAAGGAGTTAATAAAAGACTAAATCACTTGCGAAAAATCGGGAAAGTCAAGATAAAATTTTGATCTCATGGCTTTTCCGATTTCATACCCACAAGCTTGATTTTTCGGGTATCTGATGAGCAGAATCAAGCATAGTTAATTGACAATTCAACAACTGATAAGGAGGTAGTTATATGACTATCATATCTAAGCTATGTTATAGGCTTAAAAAAAGCCCTATGACATATAAACAAATGCAGAACTTCACCTATTACCAATCAAAGAAAGGCCAAGGGATAGACAACCCAAGAAAAGCCCCACAAGGTTGGTATTCAACCAATTTTACCCAGTTAAAGTATAAGGGTATAATTGCACAGAATGAGGAGGGGTTATATTATTTAACTGCATTAGGTGATAAGTATAAAAACAAAAAGCCCTATTCTAGGCACACTTCATTAGAGCCAAGGTATGGCCAATTAAAAGAAAAATATAATAATATTTATTCTGAGTATTGGCACTATCGAAAAGAGTATTTAAAGCTCTATGAAGATAACGAGAAACAACTTGAACTATTAACTAAATACCGAAATAGGCATTTAAAATTAGTTCGAGCGATGTCTTCACTCTTTGACTTTGCTTATCCGGATGACGAACTTTGCGGGGGCAATGATTGGCAACAATCAGAGCCACACCCATGGTTTAAAGATTTCGGACTGTTAGGATCTACTAAAGCGAAAGGGGGGCAAAATGACTAGAAAACATTTCATAGAATTGGCAGAAATGTTGGGAAAATCTACTAAATCAAATGATGATAAATTAATTAAAGAAATGGTAATTTTTTGCAAAAAGCAAAATCCAAGATTCAATCAATTTAGATTCTTAGATAAAATAGATGAGATTCGAAAAGGTTAAAACCTAATCAGAAAGCACCTAAGAAAAGGGGACAAATATTCGCATTTGTCCCCTTTTTTTTTATATAAATTTTTATCAGTTATACATAATAGAAAAAAAACACTTTTGCTATAGTGTGCCTAGGAGATTGGATTGCTGCAAGATTTTTAGTCGAATAAAAGCACTTTTTCAGTGTTTCTTTCTAATATTATTTTTGCCAGGGTTTTTTTGTATTTTATTTACTATAGATAATTTGTCCCTGGGACTAGCAGTCATAAAACAAGATTTAAGATCTGAAACATCGGCAGTATCACTATGCCATCCTAATAATTGAGAGCAGAGGGTTTTTTCTTGATCCTCAACTGCAAAAGGACATGAACTGTCATGTTCGTCACTATGAATGCAACTATTAAAAAAATTTTCTTTTATCATCCTACCTATTAATTAAAAAGGCTACATCATAGGGGGATACCCCCACCCCCCTACCCTTTTTATAGGTATTATTGGTAGTATTTTTATATATTAATACCGATAGTTACCATATCTAGACATCTAGGGTGGGGATACCCCCCCACTACTAACTAGCACTAGAACTCTTGCTTTTTGTAAAAGTAATCGTTACTTTATCTATTATATTAATAAATAAACGAGGTTAGTAATGAAAAAAAAGTTAGTGTTTAAAAATAGTAAAATGCTAAGAGAATTAGCAAAAGGGTCTATTAATTCCAGTAAATTCTTCATACCATATACTGGTAAATCGACTAAAAAGAAATCTTTTACTTTTGTGAAAGATGAGGGTATATATATTATGAACTCATATTATAATAAAAATGAGAAGAATAAAGTTATTTATGCCAAAGGATATAATCCAAAAACGAATGATAATTGTTGGGATGATTGTCGCTATGTATTAGGTGGAGATGATTTTGCAGAATCCCTACCTATAAAAGATGAAATGTTAACCAACATAATTAATGGTGGAGATTTTTATCTAGAAATTAGTGATGATAGTTTTAGATATTATACTAAAGGTAAGGTGGTAGCATAATGGCTAAGAAATATATAGAAAAAAAAGATGCCAAATATGATTGTGCATGGGATTGCACTTTTGAAGACGATGATTGTAAGACCTTTACAGAGCAAGAACTATTTAATGAATATCATAAAGATAGTTTTGGCGATGACTGGGAATTACCCAATGGTAATGCCGGACATCTTAAAGATTTATTAAGTGTCTTAGAAAGTGATAGAGAATATATTGGAGAAGTATTTATAAACCACAATATGACCATAAGGAGGGTATCATAATGGCTAAGAAATATGCAGAAGTAGAAACAAAAGAGTTGGCTAAATTACTGGCCACAAAAGAAATGTTCATGCACTACAGAGACTATTTTAAGTTGTTTCATAGTTTTATAAATGATTCGGTTATTGGTTCGGGTCATTTAGATGAGCAAACATGGGATGAATTATTAGAGCAAGAGTTAAAGTATGGCTCATTAGATTACTTTGCAATGTTGGGACATATTGACTCACTTGAAAAAGACAACCAAGATCTTGTGGAGTCACCAATGATTCCACATAAACCCTATTTTTGTGAGGAGGAATAATGAGAATCACAAAAGAACAATTAGAATATCAAGTTAAGATGTTAAATGAAGACATGGGTTACCCTACAAAATCATATGAAAATGGAAAGTCAAACATTGGAACATACACAATAGACTATTCATATGGTGGTGTTAAGCTAGAACAGATCATGAATACCGGTGGTGGGGTGGTAGAAATTACCCCCTACAGACTGACAAAAAGAGAGTTATATTATGTCGTTAATGCTATGAACAATTTAACTAGATATAATAAAAAGAATGATTGATATAAAATTGCAACTCGGAAATGCTCATTTTGAGTTCATAAAAGGGATTGAGGGTGTGTCAATTCGTGAGTTTGGTTTGGAATCATCAGATAAAACTCATGTCTATATTACCTCACATATCGTGCATAACGAAATCAATAAATCAGTAGTTAGCACTCTCAATCCCGCTACCTCAGACATTTCACATAAAATCTATAGTAATGATTAATTTTTTTTATTCTTTGAGTGTTGAG